CGTCTGCCCGGCATTGGGCCGATAGTAATAGTCCAGTTGCCCGTCCGCCCGCTGCTTCACCTGCATGCGGTCCGGGTGCAGTGGCAGGAGTTGCGTCGGTCGCAAACCAACGCCGCGCAGAATGCGGCAGTACCAGTTGCCGCGCAGGATCAGCCACGCCATGCCCAGTTGCTTCCATTCGGCCGGCGTCTGCCAGGTGTTGGGGCGCTCGTGCAGCACCTCATACCACTCGCTGTCGACGGCCCGCTCCTTGCCGCCGTCCGTCAATCGCCGATAGACCAGCAGCGGCGTCGACGCGATGGACTGGCTGAGTACGCGCAGACAGGCGAAAAACGTCGCGACGGCCAGCGCCTTATCGTCCGTGACCACCACGCCGGATTCCGTGGGACTGGCCACGTCGCGATACCAGAAGTCGGCCGCGTCCGACGGTCGTCCCTCCGCTGGTCGCGGACCCCACCATTTCAAGAGACGGTCGAACATCATGCGATCCCCCAATCGTCCTCGGCCGCGTACAGAGCGGTTGGCTGCCGTCGGTCCTCGTTCGCTTCGCCGCCATCGTCCGCCGCATCATTTAGGAAATCGTCGGCGTAAAAACCGGATGGATGGTCGTAGGCGGACTGTGCCTTCCGTTCCACAGCCCGACCGACGGCCATCACCATCGCCACTGCGATGTCGATCTTGTCGCCGGAACGCTTCTTGTCGAAACGCACATTCGCGTTCGTGTCCGTGTAGGCGACGATGTTAGAAACGCACCACGCCAACGGACGATGACCGCCGTGCCGCAGTTGCCGCTCCAGAATCAGTCGCTGCGTCTGTTTGATGGGATCGGTCATCTTCACGATGCCTTGGCCGTGATCCACGACGCGGAACCCGTCCTCAATGAGCATGGACTGCAAATAGCGGGCGTTGTGCGGATCGAACGCGACCTCCTGAATGTCCCAGCCCCACTCGTCGCGGGCGCGCTTTAGGAACTGGCGGACGGCCTCGTAGTCCACGCTGTCGCCTTCGGTGAGCATGAGTTCCCCCGCCTTGGCCCAGGCCAGATACGGCACGCGATGATTCTTGGAGCGGCCCTCGGCGTTGTTGCGCGGGCACCAGCAGGCCGGAATCACATCCACGCCGCCGCTCTCGTCGTCGCGCCGAAACGCGAAGACCAACGCGGTCAGGTCGTCCACTCCCGACAGGTCGCCGCCAACCCAGCATGGGCGGTCGCGGTAACGTTCGCGGATCGAATCCAATAGGCCAGATGATCCGTACCATTCCTCGTCGCCGCGGCAGGCGTCCCACAGTCCGGCCGGCAGCCAGGAGGTGAGCGACTCGACCCACATATTCAGGTGCTTGCGCTTGAAGTTGGCCTGCGCGGCCGGCGTCTCGATGGCCTTCTTGAATTTGCGCCGCATGTCGTCCAGTTTGACCGAGACGCCCAGATTGGGATTCGCCTTGAGCCAGTTGCGCTCATCCGTCCAGTCGTCGGCCGGCGCGACCTCCTTGCCGTCAGGATCGTAGCGGGCCTCGTCCAGCGCCGCGATGTAGGCGAACCACGTCGGATCGTCAACGACGCCCTCGAGCACTTTGCGCGAGTAGTCGCGCAACTCCCAACAGATTGATTCACGGTTGCCGCCCTCGCCGGCTGTGGTGATTCCAAACAGCAGCGGCTGCGTGCGCGAGCCGGTCCCGGTCTCCAACACGTCCCACAGATCGCGAGTCGGATGGGCGTGGATCTCGTCCACGATACCACCGTGGATGTGCAGGCCGTCCAACGTATCGGCGTCCTTGCCGAGCGGCTCATACTTGCTGTTCGTAGCTGGCAGAGACAGGTTGTCGCGGTAAATCTGCACGCCGAGTTTGCGCAGCCCGGGCGACTTGCGCGCCATCCGCTTGGCTTCTTCGTGAACGATCTTCGCCTGGTCGCGTTTCGTCGCCGCCGTGTAGACCTCGGCGCCCTCCTCGCCATCGCCCACAAACAGCTTGTGACCGATGGCCGCCGCCAACGTCGAGTTGTGCGTCGGTAACATCGAATCCGAGCACAGATACTGATGTGTCGGCGAATCCACCTCGATACACCGTGTTGGCACGGATTCAACCGGCTCGATACCGACAATCTGCACAGACCTGCATCGCGGACGACGGGTACACTCCGACGATACGCGCATGCGACGCAGTTTGCGTTCCAGTCGGAATACAGGCAGTTCATCGCGAAACGCGACAAATTGAATGCGGTACGACCACCCTGACACATCCCGACCATTGCAACGCATCGCACGCTTCGTGGTCGTGTGCTTAACGCCCAGTGAAGACAGCAACTCCCGCACTCCATCCCTCAAGGCCTCGGAGGTGGTATCGTACGTCAGGCCGAGACCGCGCTTGTCAGCGTAGCCGTCCGTGTCCATCAATCCCTGTAACAGCGCGAGCCGCTGCGAATACGACGCACGGAGGTAGCTGCGTGGAATATGCTTATTGTTCAGCACGCCGAGACGACGCAAGACTTTCTGCGCGCAACGACTATCTTGTTTGGTGACCACCATCTCGCTGAACAATCCGCGTTCGCGAGTGCGAAATAGCACACGACAGGCTCCTCTGTCGCCAATGACTTTACATTCGTAGCCGGCGGCTCCAAACTGGGTCACCACATGCCCGAGATCGCTGCGAGAACAACTGATGTGCGAACAGGCGGATGTCCCATCGCCAAGCCATGCGCCGAGCACGTATGGATCAATCGGCAATAGCGATTCGTCGCACGCCAACGCCGCCGGCATCGCCAAGGAATGGTTGATATCGCGGCGTTGTCCATACGTCACGGTGGCGCGCAATTCCCGCACGTCGCGCACCCGCGCATATTGCGTGTGGCCAAAAGTCGGATGCTGATATCCGCGCACACCCTGCGTATCCACTCGCGCGCAAGTGACCCACCTATGCTCACCATCGCAGACAACTTGCTCACCATTGGAGAATGTAAGCCGATAACAATCCAAATGATTGATGTCGGACACTCCAGTGACGCGACACTGCAATCCGTTGGCATCGAATACCACGTCTCCCGGCTGAATCTCGCCCATCGTCACCCAGCCAGTGGGCGTCGGAATCCGCGTGTCGAGTGCCAGTCCCTTTCCATTTTTCCTCGCGACCTCGACGTAACTCGTGCGGAAGCGTCGCGTGCCGTCGGCTCGCAACCAACCGAAGAGCGATGCGACGATGAACGCCTGCCAGGGCTCCAGTCGCAACGGCTGATTGGCCCATTCTCCCTTCGACTGCCGCAGACACTCCAGGAACCCAATGGCGAAATTCGCCTCCCGCGCGTCGAAGCGGTGATCGGACAATCGCGACAGATCCCGCGCGTGTCGCTCCACCGCCAGTCGCGCGAGTCTGCCGACGGTGATCGTGCCCGACAGTACACCGGCAATGTACTGCGTGACACGGGAGTCGATCGTCTCGGTGGCGCGGCGAATCATCCGGTGCGATCCCCAAAGCGGCCCTGTAGCAGCGTCAACATCTCGTCGCGTTCATCCTCCTTGCCCGTCGCGAGTCGCGCCCTGGAGGCGGCCGTCAGGCCAAACTCTTGGCTGAGTCGATGCAGTTCCGCGCCAGTCTTGGCCAGCATCCCAACCTCCGGGTATGGCCTGTGCGATTTGTCGCCGTATTTGTTGGCTGCCTCATAGGTGCGCCCGTTCGCGCGAATGAACTTCTGACATTCACGCCACAGCGAATAGGCTGCGCAATACCGCTCCATCGCGTCGCGATCCGTGCGTGACAACACGCCCAGCGATCGCAGATCGACGATGAGTCGCCGCCAGCACGCCTTGCCCACGCGATCCAGCCAGGCGGGACAACTCGGCGATCCGGTGGCGCGCGGCTCGCCCCTGCGCGACGCGGCGCGGCGAGATCCCCGTCTCCCCAGAATCGCGGTTGGCGTCGGCGGTGGTCCAGGCCTGCCCACTTCCCGTTTCCCCCTCAAATTTCTAACCCGCGCACGCCTGCGGAAGCGGGCCGGATGGTCTACGCTCC